GTTTGCAATCGTTCCAACACTCATGTATAGGCATTGGCCAATCTCCAATTCGTACTAGTCCAACACAAGCTGGATAATCTGTTTCTAGTAACAGTTTTTGAAATGTGGTTAACTCTTGTTCTCTATCGCTACCGCTACTTCTTCGAAGCCTAGAGGAATCTGGCGTGCCGCTCTTCGAGTGTTCAAAGAAACTGTGGATACGATGCCACATCAGAGTGTGGTTGGTTCATCATCTGTAGTGGGAGGATCTTCTGCTTTAACCACTGACAGGTGAGGACGTTTGTTATTGGGTGTTTCCAGCTTCACAACCTTCTTGGTTTGATCTATTTCTAGAGGCTGACTGTGAACTGTTAGAGTGGTTGAACCGTCTTCATTTTTAACAGTTTCTATCTCTACTCTATTACGACTGATTGAGAATCGCTCTGCTAGATCTTCTATTTCATCCAGTAGGGCTTCTCTTGACTCGTTGTCTATCTGTAGATCAGCCAGTTGCATAGCATGATTCAACATAATCTCAAGAAGCTCTTGAGTGTCATCATCTACCACATAACGTATGGATGGGGGTGTTTTTCCGTTGTCGTTGCTCATACTAATACTTAATTCAAGTCCGATGGGTTGTCATCAGAAAGTGGATCATCTTCTGCTAGAGCAATAACCAAACGATTGTTATCCCAACAGTCCCAGAACCCTTCTTCTGCTTCAGCCCATTCACTGGCTAGTTCTTCATCACTCATTTCCAAGAAGCCATATGCACCATCACTGATCATATAAGCAAGTCCTTCTAGGTCGCCCTGTTGAACATTCTCTGTGGTACGAGTGACTTCATATGCTATTAGACGATCACACAGTATCTGCCTAGTCATAGCATAGCCTGTTTCGTCCTTGGTCAATTTGGGTTCACCTTCTATGGTGATTGTAAATTCTACTTCGCCTCTGTTATTGATCATCGAGTTCATCCTCTCTACATTTAATCAAAATCCACATCACTACGCATGAGAATGGAATACCTATAAAAAACAAGCCCAGCATCTATGCGGTGACTTCTTGCTCGTTGTCTTCTTTCCACATTGCAATATCTTCTTCAATGCCGTAATCTTCTACCAAACGTGCAAGACATTCATCATCTGCCATAGCACCGCCTTCGATCAGTTCTAATAGACCATCATAGTAATTGTCATCACCATTGTCGTATTCGCCTAGGAAGTCCATGCCAGGTTCGTGATAGTCTGCTACCAATGAGCAACCATCCATATCTTCTAAGAACTTGTTATAGGCATCAATCGGAGGTGCCCAAGGTGATTCAAACGATCCTGATATACTTGCGGTACCATCACCATTGTCTGTAAATTCTAAACGTTCTATATCAACGTCCCACTTGCAACCCCAGTTGGCCACAGCCCAATCATACCAGTTGGTGAAGCCATCTACTATAGGTTGTTCGCCTTTGTAATTTCCTTGCTCTGGCTTTGGATCAGGTGATGTGGTACCTTGTAGTGCCTTAGGCATTGGAACCATCGCATTTAATAAGCCTGAACCCTCTTGGTTAGCTTCTTCCCAGAAAGTCTTTAGAGTCTCTGTGGATCCTTGAATTGTTATTGAATTATTACACCAATTTGGCATATTGCCCTCCTTCTGTTTTCTTATTGTTTATACAGTATACGATCTTTCTCAGCGAAAGTCAACCTAATTGGTTAACATATGTGACCCTGTATGGTTCCTGTACCGTCCTTTAGATAATAGCCCTGTCCTCTAGGATCGTCCCAACTGTGAGTTGATGTCTGTTCTCTTAGTTCTTCTGCTCGTTCGGAACATGACATAACAATCTCTTCATTGGTTGTGCCTTGAGGCTCATAGTCAAATGATCTATATTCTAGTTCACCTGTGAATAGCAGGATTAGGATTATACCCTTCATACCGCCTTATGAAACAATTTCTTTGAGGATTTCAACCTCAACGAAATCAAACACGGGGAAGTCATAAACGTCTACATCACCTACCTTATGAACCAACCAGTCTTGACCGTTAAAAAGATAAAAGTATTCACAACCGCTTTGGCCCATATCCTTTACCCACTCTTTGACATCTTGTGTCCATGTCTGTGGAGCAACCTGAGCCCAGTCTTCACCTCTATCTCTGTGGTAAGCCTTGCACCAATCATCACAGATAGGAAGTTCAGGCTCATCGCCAAACTTAGCATCAAATGGATGAACGTCACCTATCTTTGTTCCTAAAGAACTAAGATCACCTAAGTTAATGAGCTCGGTAACTTGAGCTTCTGTGGAGTAATTCTCACGTAGGATACGACCGTTATGATCTACATAACCATCCCAATGACAATATATTGCTTTGATGCCGTCTACTGTCTTCATTGCAATTGAACTTCTAGTTCCCATAATTTATATTCCCTCTGTTGCCTTATTATTCTTATAGTATACGGTCGTTCTTGTTAAAAGTCAACCTGTTTTGGGTCAGAACCTGACGCTAGATACATCTTTTTCATAATGCCTTCGACAGCTTCTTCGTTCAAGAAACCCTTTACAGTATCACCTTCATCTGTGATACCCGGCATCTCAACCTGACCATGTTTGATATCACCTTGGAATACGGCAATTTCATATAGGCCATTCTTATTACCATATGACGCTTCGTTCTGTATGATTGACAAATCATATTTTCCGAACTTGAGAATTGCCTGAATGCCTTTAGGCATCTTTGTCTCTTTAAAATTTATATCTTTGAAATCAAATTTCATTGTCGTCTCCTTGTATTGGTTGGCGTTTAGATCTCGGCATGCATCTGTTTTAATCTAATACCTTAGCCTACCCTTATGTGGTCTGCGACCGCCTCTGTAGGTACCAAGTTTCTTTATTCTGTTTCGGGCAAATATCCTATCAATATATCTTTAGAAACTCTTTGGAGCATTTCGTAAAGAGCGGTTTCATCTCGATCGTTTAAATCACTTTTGATCTGTTCGATCACCATTTCCCAAATATCAGGATTATAATCCATTCCTAGCTCCCTGTGACTAGTTCTAAATGACCTTGGTCATTCATTTCAAAGTTTTCTACAAAATAATGCCAGTCACCTACTGCCAACTTCGCTTGTTGGTAGCATGACTCTGCCGCCTTCCAAAGAGCACCTATGGTACCGTTATCAGCAATGGCTGTGAAAGTCATCCAAGTAACATCATCCCAGGCACCCATCTCTTTGATCACCTTGTAGGTAACCAGTCTAGGCTTGTCTGTGAAAATTGCATAGTCCAAAGGCTTGACACCTGTGTCTAGATCAAAAACTGTCTCATAACCTAATTCTTCTTTTAGGTTATCGTAATGATCGCGTTCAGCAATGAAGTTATCTTCTTCTAACTTTGAAGATTTATTGTTGAAAGAATCGATTGAAATAATATTTGACATAAAGCCCTCCATGTCGTTGTTTCTAAGTATGTTTATAATATAGCACCACTCTAGTAAGAAGTCAACCTATTTTGGAAGATAATCTGTCTTCTTTTTTATGTGCCACTTCTCCATAACCGGCTTGCCGTATTCATCTTCATCTACCGCAATGTAGGCCACAGTCTTCTTGACGTCAGCATAACGATATCCACTGTCGCCTCCTATCTGTGCAGAGGCAACCCAAACCTTGTGTGGTAAACAACCACAGCAACCAATGAAGGCCTCTCCTTCTAGTGCATCTTTGTTCCTGGAGAACTCAAAGGTATTGCCTTCTTCTTTCTCAACAAATGATCCTATAGGATCTATAGTATAGGTTAGGTATGCCATTAAGCTCTCCTTAGGCCGCTTGTTTCAGCGAGCCGTTTAAGATGTAAGGTTTATTCCATTTACCAACATTGATGTCAGTATAATGTGAACGACTGAAATAATCTGTCATTGCGTCATCGTTGTTAAAGAAGTTCGGACCTTTCATTGCGGCCAAAAGTTCATTTAAGAAATCCCTAGCCGTTGTATTGTCCTTGTAATGATCGTCGATCCAATATTCATTTACTTGAATATATTGGTCACCGTGAGTATAGTTTCCTGAAAAGTCAATGTCACCTGACCTTAGGTTAACCACTAATGTTGAATGATGTCTAACGGCAATTGAACCTTTCATGCCGTATTTTTTAAGCACCTTGTTGATTTCTGGTGCTAGTTCTGCCTTATCTTTTTGTGAAACATATGCCATTTATTTTGCCCTTTTGTTATTGCCTAATTATTATATACAGTATACCCTCATATCTAACAGAAGTCAACCTATTTTGGAAGAAAAGAAAGGAAATAGATTCAACTTCTAAACGACTAGGTCGCCCCTGGTTTGAGCCAGCCTCACCTATCTATCTTTCGACATCCTTGTGCCGGGCTACTGCCATCGGGCCTGAGTTTTGAGAGTGTTAATCCTCTTCTCATCGTAGGGTACTGCCATCCCCTACTAGGCGGTATCAACCACCACGTTCGTTAATTCTTTTTTTTAGGCTTTGCCTTAGGAGTCTCTGTTGCCTTTGCTTTTGGACGTCCTCGTTTCCATACGTGACTGATTAGATCAGGATCAGTTCTTTCACCAGCTGGGCAAACGGTAACCTTATTACCTTTAGATAACCACTCATCCATGATCTTTTTATCTTCTTCTGTCACTTCGTCTCTAGCCATATCTACTCCTTTAAAAAATTAATGATTAAAAACGGCGCCTACTCAAAGGCACCGTGAACGAGTTTATATGCCTCGCCGTAAAGTTTCTTATTTCCTTTTTTCATGACTGTCAATAAGTCTTTCATTTCGTTATTGTAGACCTTTGCGAATTTAGGGTCATGCAATTCGATATCTCTACTATTTGAAATAATGTCTGCCAATTTGACTGTTTGAACTCTAGCACCTTCTTTGGCCAACCTATCTTTTTCAATTGCCTTTCTGGTAGCTCTATTACCGTCTTCAGGCTTTGCCACGTCTGTGAGACCTCTAACAAGGTCTGCGACATCATCATTTGTGGCTTCTTTAATAGTGTCAAAGGTGTATCCTTCGCAATCTTCTACCACATCATGTAACAAGGCCGCCGCCAACATGGCTTCATCATGCTCAACGGATTGAACGATTTGCATCACTTCAATGGGGTGTATAATATACGGAAGGTCTGTATATTTCCTAAACTGTCCATGGTGAGCTTCACCTGCCAAAGTCTTAGCCGCCGAAACTAATGGTGTATCTTGCATCTTATTCCTCTACGTATTCTGCTACGTCAACGTCCCATATCTGCGAAAATGGAACGACAAATTCTTTTCCGCTCTTCTCATCTTTTAGTTGGACTCGTTCACTTCCTGAGTCTCTAACTTGAATAACCCCAATACCTTCGTACCAACCTAACCCTGCTAAAGGAGTATCGCTTAGGCCAGGTATACGACCATGCTCATCTAAGATATGTTCGACCTTAAACTTGCAGGCATATGATTTACCTACTTCGATGTCCTTAATGTCCATCATTGGGTTGCCTCTTTAACCACTGTGGCTGTTGAATTGACCCCTTGTTTAATCATATCGGTTGCCCCAGTAAAGTCTCCTGGGTTCATATATAAGTAGGCACCTACTGCCCCTACTGCCATAAAAATAACTGCCTTAATCATATTCTATCACCGGACCTTTCTTTAAATTAGAATAAATGTTTTTCACTCTATAATTATAAGTCGTTTCATTTAATGCAAGATTCATCAAATGTTTTTTCCAAATAGATCTATACTCTTCGGAAAGCTGAGGATTAGATTCGAGCAGATGCTTAATAGCTTCTGCCCTTTCAATTTGTCTTGCCTCGGAGTACGGTCCCACACTAGGCTCCAATGCCTAGTTTAGATACCATCGACGCTGTCACTTTCCATTGGACTTGTGACTGAGTGTCTCGGACTACGATAGTCTTTTGATTGACCTTTGTAACCTTACCCTGAACCATTTGGCCCCTACGTCCTTGAAACGATACAATGTCGCCTATCAGGATTGAACGTGCAACCGACTTGGTTAGGTGATTTCTTTTGAGTTTGATTGCTTCGATAACTTCATTCAATTGATCGTTATCCATTTGATAGATAAGCTCTGATGCCCGTGTTACTAAATTATTCATATTATGCCTCTCTGTTGCCTTATTGTTCTTACAGTATACGGTCAGTTTGACGGTTTGTCAACCTCTTTTGGTATACTATTCTTAGTTTCATTAATAGTGTCTTGACTGACTTGTAATTTCATAACCAAATCAAGAAAGCTCTGGAATGTATTTTCTGCTCTAAGGTCTTTTGCATCTTTACCGTATGGAATACAGACTGCCTTAGGGGCTTGTTCTTGTACGGCATCTAGTGCCTGCTGACAGACTGTTTCGCTAGGATAAACTACCTGTAGGTTGAGCGCCGCCGCAATTAGTAAGAACTTCATTCGTTATCGTTCCACTTCATAATTTCCGGATTCTGTTTATGACCCTTCCATCTAAGGTAGCCCTGCTCAATAAGACTATCAACGGTATCAATAATGCCGTTCTTTTGACCTCGTGCAAGTCCCCAATAGAATCCAAAGGCTGTGCCTAGAACATAGGCTAAGAAAATAAATCCTTCAACTATCATAACGGAGCATTCTCCTTTTCGAAGTCTGTGATTACCTTTTCTTTCTTGGCGATCAAGTTTTCAATTATTGCTCTGCCTTGACGTTTTTCGTCACTGGCACATTCTGGATCTAAGAGATGCAGAGCGACTGTTAATGCATCAATGTCTTCGAATAAATCACTCATAAATTTTTGCCCTTTTCCTTATTGTTCTTATAGTATATGGTCAAAGTTAAAAATAGTCAACCCCTAATGGTAACTAAAAAGTCACCCTAGTGCAAGGTCCTCCCTGGACCAAATTCGATCCTTCGAACTCTATAAAGTCCATCATCACTTTCTTCTGGTGTGATGAAAAGCTCTTAATCTTTAAACCAAACGGAGCACCTACCTGAGTGAGCATATAGCCTACCTCTGATAGATCGTTGTATGGACGGATTTCTTCGTCCTTCAGCTTCGCCATTGAAGCGTTCTCACTGAAGTCCATCATCTTACGACCAAAGTCAGCTAGTCTCTTCTGCTCTGGAGTCGCTTCATAAAAATTCATCTTACCCATATTGTTCGCCCTCTTTTTGTTAATATATGTATATTATACGATCATTTAGATCGATTGTCAACCTTTTTTGGCTAGATAGTATAGTATTCAGGAACTTCGCTATCAATAGCTCTTTTGACTCTACTGTTAACGATTAAGGTATGTTTACACCTACCCCTAAAAGTAAAGCCTGGACAATCACAAGTGAAGCCTTTGGCCTCTAATGTGATGTCATAGGTGTCAGTACCTTTAGAGTTGGGTTCTTTCCAAGTCAAGCCTTCGAATATACTCTTATCATATTTGAATGTAGGCTTCATATAAGATTGCTTGAATTTTGGCATCTACATACTCCAATAGGTTTCGGAACTAGGTGAACAATAATACGGCGTATTGGCAGTTTCAAAAAACTCCTTACCGTTCATCATATTCTTTTTCTTAACCTTCTTCTCAACAAGTTTATGAAACATATCTATTTCACAGATTGCATAACGAAGCTCGGCAAAGTTTGGATCTGTAGGCAATAAGTTTTCTGCCTTCTTGATTCTTGTGAGCCCTGCTTTGGCTGATGCCATAGTTTTATATGACTGCCTATGGTCTGGTCTTGCAACACCATTTCTATCTGGCTTGCCTATAATATAAGTTGAACTCTTTTCGTAAATATAAAACATTATTATATCTCCATCTCAAGTTGGTTACCAAATGCATCAACGCCTCGCATCTCTGCTTGAATCTTATCGCCGATGTCGTCGAATGATTCATAAAAGTCTGCATCGCTACGGAATAAGTTCTTGCAATCCATATAAGCGTCTGCATCTACGAAGTTCCAATTAATGGAACCGTCTTCTTTTTTATTTTCATCCTTGTCAATTGCTGAACGCATTGTGGATTCTAGTACGGAGTAAATCATAAATTTTTTGCCCTTCATTGCCTTATTGTTCTTACAGTATACGGTCGTTCTTGTTAAAAGTCAACCTATTTTGGTAACCTACGCCCCGTCGTCGTCTTCATTCATTTCTTCAATATGATCTTCACAGGATTGGCAGTGGCTACCCCAACTACCGTCTGCAAGTTCGTCGCACTCTTCACAATAATGTTCATCTTCGTCTGAGTGGTCAAACATTGATTCCTTGTTAGGAGCAATCTCTACAGTAGGATTGTCTAGGATATAACGTATGGTTTGGTCTATCGCAGATTCAATTGCCACTTGCAACGAATCACCATTATAATTGCCGTTATAGATACGACCCATTGTCATTGGGTGGATTGCTTCATGTGTCTTTTGATCGATAGCACTCCGAGCCCATAGGAAGTTGACTGCTCCAGATGAGTTATTTCCCATTCCGTTGTTATAAAGTTCATGACCTAATCTGCTGACGCTTCTAATCATTTCGCCTGCGACTGTTTCTGCATCTCCGACAGCAGGCATAAGTCCTACAAGACGATCATAATCTGTTTGGTATTTGCCATTCTGTGACCAGTAAGTATTTTCCATTGGAGCCCTCCGTTTGTTTTCTTATTGTTCTTATAGTATACGATCGTTCTAAATAAAAGTCAACCTTTATTTTAGTTCCAACCAAACTTATCTGACCAAAAGTCTTGCCACCCTTCATGCAATCCATCTTCCCAGTTCTCAGCATTTTGAGTACCTTGTAGTAGATTGGTATGTGGCTTCATTTTTGTAACCAACTCTTCAAATTGATCACACTCTCCAATCATAGATTGTGCCTTGTCCCAGAACTTATCTTCCTGGTCTAATATATATGAACTCATTCCCATAAATTTTGCCCTTCTGTTTTCTGTTAATGTCTCTACATTATAATATAGTCTCTAACAGATGTCAATCTATTTTGGTAAATTTATTTTGAAAGATACAGAAAAGTTTCTGTTTGGCCTGCCCCACAGGATTCGAACCTATGACCTTCGGTTCCGCAAACCGATGCTCTATCCAGCTGAGCTAGGGGCAGAAATCAATATCGAGGAGCCTTCTCCATTCCCCATTCCCAGCCTTGTTCTCGCTTGGATTGTCTAATGGCCGCATTAGGCTCATTGGCAATGAAGATCCAATCCTCACCGCACTTAATACAGGGATCACCGGACGTTGATGAGTTAGTGAATGCTCTTTGATCTAGTGACATACTGCAACCACTGATGATTACTGAAGCCAGCATTACTGCTAAGCCTTTTACTAGAACTGCCTGGGTATGTTTCATTACCATTAACTACACCCTGAAACACATAACGCAAAAGGCTGTCCAGTTATAAGCATACTTCCTACGTTTAATAACAAAGAAGCACCTAGTACCAAATAATATATTTCCATCTTAATCACCGTCTTTAAAAGTTAAAACAATATTCACTGTCCTTATACTATATTATATATGGACAGTTTTGTCAATGGATTTTGGCTAAACTGAGTTCTTTTAAGTCTTGTTTGTTGAGTCGCTGGCAAATGCGAGCACCCAACTCTGGTGTTGTAGTCTTGGCAATGATCCAATCTCTTACCGTGTCTACGATAAGAAAAGACCCACAGTCATCACTGAATAACTGATACCTCATAATACTATTTACCTCGACCGTAACAGCGGGGCCTGCGTGGAATAAATATTATTGTCCAATCAACGAGGACTATTATAATGGAGAATCCAATGACACTCAGAACTTTTAATTTGGGCCTAGAATTAGGTCAACAGATCCTTGTGGGTAAGAACAAAGAACCCGCTACGATTACCAAAATAGAATTCCACGAAAACTCAGGTGAAGTTACTCTAGGAACGACTAAAGGACCAAGAAAAGCCTTTACGTTTGGCCTAACAAACAGGCGTAGTGAGAGTTATACTAATCAGTTCATTACTGAGACCAATGAGTGTGTCGCGGATAAATATAGATAGCATGAAGATAACTGACTTAGACGAGAATATAACAGCAGAATGGCAAGCAACGAAAGAGCTTTGTCGAAGTTCTCGCCCCAATAGTTCTTTGGGTGCGAGTGCTCTTGCTTCATGTAAAAGTCAAGGGCTTAGAACTCGTTCAGGAAAGAAATCACATAAAATTTCTAAAAAGAATCGTGTAGAGGTAGGAGGGAAAAAGATTAAAGGTAAGAAGTACGGCGGACCCTTACCAGACTGGTCTTAATCCTATGATACTACAAAAAGATAGCTACAAAGGCAAACTGCTAATAGCAAAACCACATGTAATGAGAGATAATCTCTTTGCTGGGGCTGTTGTTTACCTCTATGAACATGCTGAAGAAGTTGTAATGGGTTTGATTCTAAATAAACCTAGTACAATGAAGGTAGCTGATGTTCAAAGGCTTCGAGGAGAACACAACAGCGGGGCCTCAGGCCACTTGTATAAGGGCGGACCTGTATCCGAACAGAGCTTATTACTACTACACTCAGATGAATGGGGTAGTACAAATACTTTATATACTTCACCCGGACTAGCAGTTAGCTCAGATGAACTTATGCTTGAAAAGATGTTAGACAACAACCTACCTAACTGTTGGAGACTAATGTCTGGTATGAGTACCTGGACTAATAGACAATTACATGATGAAATATATAAGCACAAAGCATGGTTACTTGTTGATGTGCCAAGCGAAGATATCTTCTTTTCATATGATCAAGAAGAGCAATGGAAAAAGTCAATCGAACTTGCAAGTGCAAGAATGATCGACTCTTATTTTTAAAGAGGAACACAGACATGAAATACACACTTACAGTAGTAATATTAATTTGTGCTTTTTTACTAAGCCCAGTACTAGCACAAGAGAACGTTGTGCCACTTCCACTACAAAAGCCTACTAATCCTAAGGTTGAACAACCAAATATACCTCCAGGAGTTGTAAAGCTACCGTCTATGTTAGATTGTGGGAAGCGAGCCGCACTAGCTGAGATTACTAGTAGATATAACGAGAAACCATTTTCACTTTCAACAGGCTTTCTAATGACACCACGTGGACAGCTTGTAACAGGTCAAACAGTTATGTTTCTTAATCCAGATACAGGAACGTATACTATTATACAATACTTTGAACAAGAGTCTGCTCTAGTAGACGGATGCATTATTCATAGCGGTATAAACTTCCAACCCTTTTCAGGCGTAAAGCCTGAAGGAACCAAGTTATAGGTTGACACATATAAATACTTTTGCTACAATTAGTAGTATACACATACACACATAAAGGAGAAGTATATGTCAATCGACAAACTAAAAGACGCACTACCTAAGGTGCAAATCAATAAAAACGGTTACGAAATTAGAACAGATGTCTTAGGACTCGCCAAACAATTCACAGAGTTTGAGTTTTCATGCAAGTGGAATGGTTGGGAACAGACTACTAAGAGAGATGAAAAAACAGGTCAACTTGTTAATAAAACAACAATGCCTGATGTTCCTGGACGAGAAGAAGTGCTAGAAACAGCTGAGATGTTCTATAACTTTGTAACTGGAAAGACTAGTTCAACAAAATAGATATACAACAATGAGTTACTAGGGCATAGCCCGAATACAAAATATATTACAACAATAACCCCTGCTAACGAAATCCAGAACTGAGATTCATTGCCATTGGCTGTCAACGTTCCAAAAGTTAGTAGGGGTTAATCTTTATTACTTTACCATGTTGTACGGATCAATGTCTAGGTACTTGCCCCATTCACTGTAGTAGTGACGCATGCCAACTTCATCATGTATAGTACTGTTCTCATGACGTCCGTGTAGTATATTCCTGCGTTCAGTACCTGGTGCCATGCTTACACCTTGTCCTGTTACACCTAACAAGTCTTCGTGCAAGTTACGTCCGAACGGTCCCCATATAGTGTTGTGATGATCTATACGTTGCTTACGTTCTTCAGGTGTGTCTTTTAACAAGCCATAGCCTCTAAACTCAATTAGTACGCTGTTAGGTCCTAGTGGAGTAACACTATCACTACGATAAGCACTACCACGTAGGTTAAAGTTGTAGCCTGGAAACAAGTCTACCATGTACCATTGGTTTGGTGGCAGGGTAGGAAAACTTAGTGCTTCTCTATCTCCTGCTCCTTCATATTCTCCATAGTTTACTGTAAAACTACTTACGTTTACATGTCCGTTATCAAATGCAATATTCTTACGTGCAAAGTATTCATCATTGAATCCTGTTACACGATTAAAGTAATGCATAAAGTCGTGATAGAATTCACTGTTGGTATCGTGCCATAGTTTGTAGTTGGTAGGAATAACTGCTTTATGATAGTGGAACACTTCTAGTTCTTCTGTATCAATAGCACCAGCAATACAATCAAATGCTCCTGCTGTCCATTCTTCTACATTCATTTTTGGATTAGGATCTAGTGTTACCCATACCATACCTCCGTGCTTGACCTCACAATATAGTTCAGGCTCACTTGTTACAATAGGTGCTTCTAGTGTTCCAGAAACTCGATATTGCGAATCATAGAGTCTATAGGCCTTGACTCTATCACCTGCATTTACTATAATAATATTTTGAAACGCAATTTGCGATGTTCGATAATCGCCTTCGTTTCTTATTTCACTCTTATGGATAACAGGTACCCATACTTTAGCAAAGATATTTTTAATCTCTTGTTCGTATATTTTTTGACTAGAATATATTTCGCTACTTACTGCTTCTACTGGCGGTACTGACAACCAACTCTTGTGGTTACGTGGTGGCATAAACATTTCTCCTTTTACAATGTTATTTAATATATAATAACATCAGAAAACGGCAAAGTCTAATTGATTGTTCCTATAACGTAATAGCTTTTGACTTATAATCTGCTATTGCCGCTTTGATTGCATCTTCGGCTAGAACTGAACAATGTATCTTAACTGGAGGTAGTGCAAGTTCTTCTGCAAGGTCTATATTCTTTATTTCACCTGCTTCATCTAACGACATACCTTTGACCCACGTAGTTAATAAACTTGAACTTGCAATAGCACTACCGCACCCGTATGTTTTGAATTTTGCATCTTTAATGATTCCATCTTTTACTTCTATCTGTAGACGCATAACATCACCACAGGCAGGTGCTCCCACCATTCCTGTTCCAATGCTTTCGTTGTTGTCATCAAACTTGCCTACATTACGAGGATTCTCGTAATGGTCCATCACTTTATCTGAATATGCCATGATTGTAGTCTCTATAGTTATACTACAATTATTTATAACTTATATTGGCTCTGGGGGAAGGACTCGAACCTCCACGATAAATAAATTGCAGTATATCTATCATATGATTAACAGTCATACGTGTCTACCAATTTCACCACCCCAGATTATATCCTTATATCTTGCCTATTTTTTCTAGTGCAGGTATCATTCGTGTAATACCAATACCCCCACCTACTCTTTGGAAGAAGTCAAATTCTAAAAACTTTTCCAGTTCTGCTTCTACACGTTCTTTACCAAACAGTTTGAATAACAACTCTGCATAGTCGCCGCCTACAATGCTGTGGAATGTATCACGCATCATATCAACATCACATGAGCGTTCTGCTGATCCAATAGTTTCCATACCGCCTAAGATAACGTCCATCTTCTTTGCTGTTTTACCATCATCGTTTCTAGCCATGTTCCAAAAAGGACTTGTTATTTCAGGGAAGTTTGTAATAAGTGTTTGACCAAACTCTTTTTCCATTGCAAGTTCCTGTTTAGCATCCATTTCAAAATCTACAGGTAAGTCAAAATGTGCTTGCCATTCAGCATAGGTCTTTTCTGTAATGTTGCCAAAGCCTAAGTATTCACATAGTTCATACTCCATTGCTTTTAGATCATCTACATTACCTGGCATTTCAAATTCAAACATTGGAAATATTATATCATGTCTACCTGGTATTGCATTAGGCTCTTGTCTGTAGGAAGTGGAGACACAAAAAAAGCCCTTTGAATCGGGCTTAGTAAGTAATTCATGTTCTAGCCACATCTGGCCTGTTTGTGGTAACGGCCAAGTTTGGCCTGCGTAATTGTATGTTGCTACATTGAATGGATCTTCACATGCGGCAAGTATGCTTAGTCTGTTTTGGGTATGGACTTCTAAAAATCCTTTGTCCAAAAAAAATGACCTTAAAAGGCCAACTGTTTCCGTAAACTTCTTAGGGGATATTAATTGCGTCATTTCTTTTCCTTTTTTCGTTAGTCAAAAAAAAATCTGCCCAAAAAAAATTGAGCGTGTTTATTTCGTCAAGTTATTTATCCTAAGGATTATAAAAGTAATTTATTTTGATTAATATGTATAATAATATTAAACCAATCCAAGTCCAATTATAGAAATCAAAAGGCCATAATAGGTGAAGTAAATATTTTACGTCCAAGGACGACTCGCGGCTAATGTGCCTGTATTTTCATCATCATCTGCATTGTATGCATTTGCTTCGTAAGGGTTAGGAAGTCTGTTCTTATTAAATGTACTCTTTGCTCTATAGTAAACTACACTAGTAGTACCTGCGGCTAGTCCTTCACGTTTGGCTTGTGCAATAAGGCCTTTTTGTTCTTGACGTGCTTCTTTGTTACCAGTCTTTAACGGAACACAAACAACTAAATCATCTTGAACAAGTCCTGCGGCTGTTAATGTTTTTGCACCGTCATTAGCTTGATTGATAGCTTTATTTTTTTCAGCACGTATTTCTGCATACATTCCTGTTGTAATAGGAGCGCCTTCAATTGTTTGTACTAGGGCTGTTAATCCGTTCATTGTAGTTGATGCAAACGTAACAGTTACATCAAACATTACGCCTGTTAGTCCTTTGCATTTAATTGATGCCATCTAAGTTTTCCTCCATATATCTGGGGTGTTCGCATACTACGATCTCTATAGGCTTGTTATCTCCATCTCTAAATGTTTCGATAAGTCTACCTTCGTGTTGTCTTCCACAGTTCAAACATGATTCCATATAAGTATTTATCGTATAAGTAATAGTATGTTTAAATGGCTTAGAAACTTTATTAATTATTATGACGAGGTTGAAGCCGAAAATCTAAAAGCAGGTATTATACATGGAGTACACCCTTATGCAGGAGCGTATACCTATGTTGATAAAGAACAGTATAAGAAGTATATAAATGATAAACAACGAACACTTTCAAAAAACGATAGACAGACTAAAAGCTGAAGGAAATTATAGAGTTTTTAACGATATACTCCGTGAAAAGGGAGAATATCCTAATGCAATTTGGTATGGCCCGTATAACATTAAGAACATTGTGAACTGGTGTTCAAATGATTACTTAGGCATGGGCCAAAGTAAAGTTGTTATAGATGCTATGCATACTGCACTAGATCAAACAGGAGCAGGTGCAGGTGGCACACGTAATATTGCAGGAACCACACACTACCATGTAGCATTAGAAATGGAATTGGCCCGTTTACATAAAAAGGAACGAGCCTTATTATATACGTCCGCATATGTAGCAAATGAATGGACGTTGGTCGCTCTTAAACAGATCATTCCCGACATTGTGTTCGTAAGTGACAGCAACAATCACGCTTCACTTATTCAAGGTATTAGACACAGTGGTGCAGACAAAATTATATGGACGCACAATGATATGGAGGACCTTGAGCAGAAACTGAAGAACGTGTCAGGTACGCCTTGTATCGTATTTGAATCCGTGTATAGCATGGATGGAGACGTTAGTCCTATGCTCGACATTTGCGAACTAGCAGAAAAATATGGTGCTATGACATATATTGACGAAGTACATGCTGTAGGCTTGTACGGCCAAACAGGTGCAGGAAAGTTAGAAGAACTTGGCTTGCAAGGTAGAGTTGATATTGTTAACGGCACTTTAGGCAAAGCCTTTGGAGTACAGGGTGGATATATTGCGGGAAATGATATTGTCATAGACGCTGTCCGTTCTGTAGCCTCAGGTTTTATTTTTACGACATCAGGAAGTCCTGTCATCTGTGCAGGAGCTCTTGCAAGTATTAAGTATCTACAAGATCATAACGAACTTAGGATAGCACATCAAGCACAAGCTAAACGATTAAAGGACTCTTTAATCAAAGCTGACATTGAAGTACTAGATATAAGTTGTACGCATATTGTACCTGTTATGGTTAGAGACCCAGTACGTTGTAAGAAACTAAGTGATGTTCTATTGGAAGAATACAATATATATTGTCAACCAATTAACTATCCTACAGTTGCAGAAGGGACAGAACGTTTACGTTTTGCTCCTACTCCGTTGCATACAGATGCAATGATTTCTCAACTAGTGGATTCTTTACGAAAGGTAATTAATGAATATTAAAAAATACTTCTGGGGTGGACTTGGGTTCATCTCTTTAGGAATGGCCTATGTCGGCGTTATCGTCCCTGGCATTCCTTTTTCAATCTTCTTAGTTTTTTCAGCATATTGTTTTGCTAAAAGTTCTAAGAGAATGCATGACTGGTTATACAACCACAAATACTTTGGACCGTTCTTAACGAACTGGGTACAAAAGTCTGTGTTTCCAACTAAAGGCAAGTATGCGATGATTATAGTAATGTCATCATCGTTAGCGTTCCTTTGGTTTACTACAGAAAATATCAAAGCAGTTATGTGGAGCGGAGGCTTTATGGCATTAGTTGCTATATGGGCTTGGCGTTTCCCAGGTACTGTTGCTGAATGGAAAAAGCGAGACAAATTAGGTAAAAAAATAGGTTGGATAAAATAAGATCCTGCATTATTGATACCTAAGACCATTTATGCTAGTTTAACTTCTGGATCTCCTACTCTTAAATAATACACTGAGTATTAGTACTCGGCAATTTGAAAGGAGATCCAAATGGAAATCTTAAACAAAGTAAAGGGTTGGGCTGGAGCAATTACTGAAGTAGGTATCGCACTTATTTCATTAGCTATTGTGCTTGAAATCCTTTTTAATGGACAGGGCATTCCGTTCTGGCCAAACATCAGCGTAGTCGACAATATTACTGGAATGATAACAGCGTTATCTGCACAGGGATTAGTTGGGCTAGTTGCTGTATGGGTGTTATATCATATATACAATCGCAAGTCGTAATATTAAATCATAACACTATGAAGTTATGGCAGAGCCGTCTTGGCGGACGACTCTGTCATTTTATAATCCTAAGTTCCACATCCATATAGGTATCAATACAAAGTGTAGAAATACACATACAAATATCATTAGGTATACTGTACGTTTCTGTGGATCCATTACATGTTGGTAGGAGCATACTGCTCGCCGTTGTAGCCAGATCCTGTTTTCTTAGGTCCGTCTTCTACTCCGAAGTTACAACTTGCAACAAGTAATAATACTCCAATGGAGGCGAATGTTACACGTTTACCCCACAGTAAGAAACCATCATATGCTTCCTCAGCTTGTGATTGGGCAATCGCCTTTACTTCACTTTCCTCCATTTAACCAATCCGCTTCATCGTCTGTGTATGGCCACATTAGAGTTGACCTAAAATAGTCTTCATCTTCTTCTTGGACTTGCCACGCATTTTCATACCAGCAATATCATCTAAGTTAGACATATCATCACCAACAACTACAAGTGCAATCATGCCCATGCTTTTGTGTGGTGTACACTGATATAGATATACTCCTGGTGTATCAAATGTAATAGCAACTTCTTTACCATTCTTTGATTTCTTAGGTGCGTCCCATCCATCTGGTCCTGCAACAAATTCTACATTGTGTCCTTTGCTTTTAGGTACCCATGTAATAGTATCACCTACGTTTACTCTAGCAATATCTTGTGAGTAAACCATCTTAGCACCATCGTCACGTTTGTTCAACATGTCGATAGTAATGTCTTCTGCAAGTACTGATGTTGCAAATAAAGTAGCAAGTGCAACTGTAGTTAATAAAGTTTTAAGTTTCATCTATAGACCTTTCATTTTTAGATGCATATAATACAGACCACCGATATAGTTTCTGTAGTTTCTTACAATGCTATAAATTAACATTATTATTGTTTACCTCTGTATACATCACCACCGTTGGCAATATGGTATATGTCACCTCGACAGATACCGATATCCTTCAAGTCGTGATCACTAAGTGCATTTAATGCATTGTATGTAGATCGACTAAATTTCTTTGGCCTTCTAGCAATTAAGTTAGGTAAACTTCTAAAAAAGGATTCAACTGTATCACAGATTGCACAGTAAGTTTGTGTTATTACATTCTGCATTATTTGTCCCCTTCTTTTCTAATTGATTCGATTGATAACATAAGTGCCTTTGCTTCTTTATGGTATCCTTGTCTTGTTAGTTCTGCGGCCGCTCTGGAAGCGCCAATAGTTTCAAATGTTTTACTCCACTGTATATTAGTGAAGAACTTTGCAATCTTCTCACAAAAATTGCAAGTGTAATTATAAATTGTGTGTGTAGCTGTAGTCATTAAACCCATCCTTTTAAGTTATCGTTATAACGAGGCGGTTGCCCGTTATTTTCTTTCATATATTCGTAAGCGTGTTTCCAGTCTTTACCGTACTCTATTCTAGCCCATGTCCTTAGATAACTGTTCCGGTCTTGTTCTGTTTCAAAGACCGTTGCAACTTTTCCAAGGATTAACTTTATGTATTTCAACATTGTTTTCTCCTATGATAATGTTTTGTTATGCTTGAGGGAAGCAATACCCCAGGTCTTTTCCTGGCGTCACCGACTTTGCGGCGTCAACTACTTGTAAGGCATGAGCATGCCACGGTCTTTCCCATCGTCACTCATTTTTTCTAAGCTGAGGTCGCTTCGTTTGTTACAGTTCCTCTAAAATTTGCATCTAAACGTTCTGTAACATAGGTATTTATATCTTATGCTTTAATAATATGCTCTAAAAGGCCTAAAATCAACTGGTATTCTGGTAAAGGCTGTCATGCTTAAAACGCATGGGTGAAAGATCCTTACACTTTGGAAAGATAGTGTGCAACAATACTATCTTTTTTCTTGACTTAACTATCAAATTATTGTATTATATAAGTATTAACTATTAGAGGAAGGCTTACAACTTGAAGATGAAGATTATCACAGGGAATGCTAACCCAGAACTAGCATCTAGGATCGCTGAACATTGTTTTGCTACCTTAGTACCAGCAACAATTGATACGTTTGCCGACGGCGAGTCAAATGTTGAGTTCAATGAAAACATTAGAGGAGAAGATGTTTTTATTGTTCAACCCACAAGTACACCAGTCAATGACAGTTTAATGGAACTAATGGTTATGATTGATGCGGCACGTAGGTCAAGTGCAAATCGTATTACGGCTGTTATTCCATATTATGGTTATGCTAGACAGGATCGTAAGAGTGCATCACGTACTCCTATTACGGCTAAACTAGTTGCTAATTTAATCACAGTAGCAGGTGCAGATAGAATACTTACAATGGATTTACATGCAGGACAGATACAAGGTTTCTTTGACATCCCTGTGGATGATTTGACAAGCCGTGTAGTGTTTGCAAAAGATATTGCAGAGCATGTAGACACAACAGTAGGTACAGTATTTGTATCACCTGATGCAGGTGGAGTTGTTCGTGCTAGAAAGTTTGCTGATATGTTTAATGGAGACATTGCTATAGTAGACAAGCGTCGACCAGAAGCAGGCAAGTCAGAAGTAATGAACATAATTGGTAGAGTCAAAGGTAAACATGCAATCTTAGTAGATGACATTGTAGATAGTGGAGGCACACTATGTAATGCCGCACAGGCTATTATGGATCAAGGAGCATTAAGTGTTCGTGCATATATTACACATGGTGTACTATCAGGTAAAGCATGTGAAAAGGTTGATGCAAGTGTTCTTGAAGAGCTTATTATTACAGATAGTATTTACAATAAGTCTGTAAACAACGGTCGTAAGAAGATTAGAAAAGTAACTGTAGGAGCATTGTTTGGAGAAGCTATCCGAAGAGTAAGCAATGAAGAATCCGTAAGCAGTTTATTCATATAGGAGAACTAAGATGACATTTATTGCGGCAATGGATCACAGCGGAGGATCAACAGGCGGCGTACTAGAACGTTACGGACAAGAGTATACTGAAGAAGATAAAATGATCAAGGTTCATGAGATGAGGTTACGAATGGTAAACTCTCCAAACTTCAACAGTAATAATATCTGGGCCGCCATACTTTATCAAGATACTGTTGAACGTGGAATGGTTCCTATCCTAAAAGAAAAGGGAATAGAATCATATCTTAAAATTGATAGTGGGTGCGAAGACACAGGATATTTAAAATACTTTGGTTGTGATGAAATGATCAAGTATGCTATTGCTAACGGATGTACAGGAACTAAGATGAGAAGTATTGTTAAAACACATGACATACTAAATCCAATACTAACACAACAGTTTGCACTAGCTAAATCTATTAGTGATGCAGGCCTAATGCCAATAGTAGAGCCTGAAGTTCCGATTGACTTTGGAGACAAAGGAGGACTAGAAGCAGAATTAAAAAATGCATTAAGTGAACACTTAGCAGTATACGATGGTAAATGTATTCTTAAACTTACATTACCTGATAACCCTAACTTGTATAACGAAATATCACAATTAGATAATGTACATAAAGTTGTAGGTCTAAGTGGAGGATACTCTACTGATGAAGCATGTAATAGACTAAGTCAAAATAATAATATGACAGCAAGTTTTAGTAGAGCATTAAGCGAAGGTTTATATGTGCATCAAACAGATCAAGAGTTTGAAGATGCGATTAATAAAAATATTAAAATGATAGTAGAAGCAAGTAATAGATGACTTGGTTCGATGTAGGATTAGCAGGACCACCTGGGGTCACACTAACTATTATTAGTATATGCATAATAATAGTTTACTGTGCTGGTGTTACTGCTGGTTTTCTAATGAAACAATCAATAGAAAAAGACAAATTGAAAGCTATTGAAAATGCAAAAAAAGCAAAAAAGGCGTAATGGAACTTTTAATTAAAGCAATCATTGGTGGAATAATAATTGCTACTGTAAGTACTGTAAGTGAAAAATATCCTACTATAGGTGCGTTTGTATTAGGAATACCTCTAGCAAGTATTGTATCGTTTGTCTTTTTGTACTATGCAGGAGTTGACATACAGACTTTTAAAACTTTAAGTACACAAACAATATACTTTGTATTAGTAAGTTTATTATTTTTTCCAATATTTGTTTATGCATTACCGGCATACGGTTTTTGGATAGCAATGTTATTAGGAACTACTATCTCAAGTGTTCTTATGTTTGGGTTGTATAAGTTTTTATAGAGCTTTATCTATATTATTGTAATAAGCCATAATGTCATGATCCCCGATTGAGTCAAACTTACGAGCTTTAATACCTGCCCACATGCCTTTCCACCAATCACGTATACCTGGCTTACCTATTTTACAATCACTTGTAATATAATGTTCAGTACCATGATGTCTATAACCCATAATAGCAAGAGGAACTTTAGTAACAATATCGTTATTATTTTTCCAACGATGATGTACAATACCTAAACTATTACAGTAACCGTTCCATCCAACTCTTGGTGAACCATATGTGTACAGTTCTTCTACAGGCTGTATATCAGAATACAAATGACAACGACTGGCCATAATAGTTGCCATAGCCGCTCCTAATGAGTGTCCACAGAACCAAAGTTTCTTTTTAGTGTTCGTCTTTCGATTGATATCTTCTAATACCATTGGCCATAGATCGTCTACTTCGTCTTTAAAACCTTTATGGACTCTACTTACAGTTTCTGCCATAACAGGTATAGCATTTAAATCTGCACTAATGTCATTCCATTCTGTTGGCTGTGTTCCTCGGCATGCAATAACAATATCGTTTTTGTTCATAAAGCGATATGCTTGAGCACCGTCTTTGTCATAGAACTCAGTAGTTGTAAAACTTAACCGTTTCGCTTGACTTGTTGCTGTTTTCTTGTTACTATAAGCAATACTGGCTAGTTTCGCAAATAATAAAGACCTATCTTTAAAACTCATGTTAGATATCGACATAAGCACCTCTTTCGTTTATATATAGATATTTATCTGTACACAGCTAAATACACAGTAAGGAACAATACTATGAAAAAAACTACTCGTTCAATACTACAAGAGCTTAATAACCTAAGTTTACATCGTGATAAGAAGAATATTATCGAAACTTCCGGTACTAATCTTATTGAAAGTTGTATTAACCTCTTGTCTCAGATCAATGATGCTTATACTCCAGATGAAGCAATTGAACTAGAACGTAGATTTTTAAATAGTATTAGAAGCGGAGATACACGTAAATTTAAACGTGGGCTAACTAAAGTTACTGAGGCAAAGAAATGATATTAAAAGAAGGTGGAAATATATTTAAAGACGAGTCTGGTACTCCTGTTACAAAACGTATCAACAGAGATGATGTTGATAGCACACTAGCATGGGTAGAAAAGATTACTGGCATTCCACACAAAGATTTTAAACTAGGTAGCACAGGTATTAGAAGTACAAGTGGTGATATAGATGTTGCAGTTAATGCTGAGGAAGTTGACAAGCAAGAACTGTTTAATAAACTAGTAGCATGGCAACAAGCAAACCATCCAACTGATAAGCCAAGACAATGGGTTGCTAAGTCGGGTGTCAATGTACATTTAAAAACTCCTATTAACGGAGATCCTAAGAACGGCTTTGTACAAACAGATTTGATGTTTGGTAATCCAGACTTTATGAAGTTTGCATACGCAGGCACAGGAGATAATACTCCTTATAAAGGTGCTCATAGAGCAATTATGATTGCAAGTATGGCTAAGGCACAAGGCTTTCAATGGTCGCCAACAAAAGGATTAGTTGATAGAGAAACTAAACAAGTTATTACTAATGTTCCTATGGAAATTGCAAAAAAACTTGTAGGTCCACAAGCAAGTGTTCAAGACATGGCTAGTGTTGAAACATTAAACAAAGCTATTAGAAGTCGTGATGATTACGAAGCACTAGTTGCTGATGCAAAATCAAACTTTCAAGCACAGAACTTACCAATGCCTGAGTCACGCGGTATTAGATTAGGTATGATGGTTGCTGAAGCTGAAAAGAATATGTTTCAAAAGTCTGCGTCAGGAGTGCGAGATAGATTTAGAGCTTTTAAAGGTGGAATGGCGGCAGGCAAACAAGGATCAATAAAAGGTGCGGCGGCGGCATATAAAAAAGCAGGCGGTCCTAAAACTACAATAGGTCAAATAACTGGAAAAGCACAAGCGGCGGGTCGTAAGATAGTAGGAGACCCAACACCAGCTGACAAAGGTGCACCAAAGAAAGTTACAATGGTTAAAGGTTCTACTGTACTAAAAGTTGACCCACACGAAGTTAAAATGTATTTAGGAAGAGGGTATAAACAAGCCCAAACTAAAGAATCAGTTATTAGAGAAGCGGCAAGAATTGATCATGCAGAAGATTTAGTCTACTTACAAGGATCAAGAGGAGCAATGAGAGCTCTAGCTTCGTTACGTGACATGGCAAATGCCGGCGGAACTAAAGACGTTACACTTAAATGGGATGGATCTCCAGCAGTTATTTTTGGACGTAATGAAGATGGCGAGTTTGTATTTACAGACAAGTCAGGATTTGTTAAGAAGGGCGGAGTTGGTAGAACAACTAGTCCAGAAGCACTCAAGCAAGAACTACTTGGACGCTCAGGAGGAGTCAATAAAGATGATCCAAAGCGTATAGCATTTGCAGACAGTATGGGACAAGCATTTGGTGTGTTTGAAAAAGCAGTACCAAACGACTATAGAGGTTACTTCAAAGGTGACTTGTTATATTATAACACTCCACCAGTTGTAGAAAAGAACTTTGTATTCGAACCGAACATTGTTGAATATGCAGTAGATGTTGCAAGTGATTTAGGTAAAAAGATTGCTAAGTCAACTGCTGGTGTAGTTGTACATAGAATGGTAGCTCCAGATGGTAGTGAAAGTCCGCTAAAAGACTTAGGTATATTCCAAGGAAACAATCTGTTAGTTGTTCCTCCAGTTAGTGTTGAAACACCACCAGTAGTAGAAAATTCAGAAATAGAAAGATTGTCTGCAATTATTAAGAAAGACTCAGCAGACATCGATAAACTATTGAACCAAGAAACACTAGCACAAATGAAGATGGTAGACTTTCCTAAAATTATCTACAAGTATATGAATAGTAAAGTAGATACAGGACTAGACAATTTAGGCAAAGACTTTGTTAAATGGTTAAGTACTAGCAATGTTAGTAGAGTTAAGCAACAAAAGATTATCGACTACATAAAACAAAATATGAATGCTTGGACATCTTTGTTCGAAGTCATTACAGGTATTATGAAAGTCAAAGACAGTATCATTAGTCAACTAGACAAGCACGGCGGAGTAGTTAAAGCTCGTACAGCAGGTCAAGATGGCGGTGAAGGTTATGTATTAGCTCACCCTGCGGGCGATATCAAACTTGTAAATAGAGCAGGATTCAGCGCCGCAAATAGAGCGGTGCAACGTTAATAGGAGCAAACAATGAAGTTAATAGATATGGTATATGGTTACGATGACTTTTCATCTATACTCGAAGATATCTCAGAAGTAGACGGAACATATGATATGGATCCGAAAACAAAAGCATTTGTACAAATGGGTCAAAAGATTACAGCATCTCTTTCAATTGGTTCAGGAGTTGAATGGCCAGATGACGCACAGTTTAATAAAGCGGCGGCACTTGGACAACAACTATCTTCAATAGGATCTAGTTTTGGTGCAAGAAGTGCTGGAGAGGCATTAAAAGATGCAAACGTTACTCCAGACGAAGCAAAAGCAATTATTGCAAAAGTAAAAGATGCAAACGTTAGCATTGCTAAGTCAGTTAAAGATCCCGAAAAACAAGCTGTTGATGCCGATGAAGGACTTGGTGGAGCAGTTGCAGGAGCGGCCGCTGGTGATAGCTTAGTAGGTAAAATTGGTGGTGCATATGTTGGATACAAAACTCAAAAGGCGTTGAACAGAAACGAAAAGAATATTAAGAGAATTGCTAGAGCATTAGCCTCTAAAGGTATTGATGTAGGCATTGCAGACTAACAATGTCTGATAGATATACAGCAACAGAATGGGCAACCATGGAAGGAGGTCATAGTTTAGACACTCCGAAACAAGAGCCTACGTTCTTAGAAGAACTACATGAAGCGAGGATGACTCGTAACGCCAGTAATATTAAAGTACTGACGTATACAGACTGTTGCGAACGAACATATCTTACTTTACTTGTATTAGAAATACTTAGACGCTTTCCAAACATGGCAGGAATAGCCGCCGGGTATGCTAAAAAGACAGGTATACATGATAGCTACAAACGTTTTAGAATGTCAAGTACTGACTTATATAACTTTGTATATTTTATATCAGGACCAGACGAAGCACAGGATAAGTTAAAAGATCCTAAAGCCGCAAAGGTTTTAAAGCAAAGAACTACGATGCCATTAATGGCATTCAATCGTTACATTTCTAAATTAGCTATTGGTACTGCTCCTAGTGCTAATGACCATGAAGTGTTAATTAGAATTGAAAGTGCATTAAAGATTACAAACTCTGATTATAAAGCTATAAGAAGAGAAATATATGGCTTCAATCAAATTAGTACAGCAAGTAAAAAGAAAGCAGTTACTAGATTGCTAATGGCTTGTAGAGCTAAACTACGCTCGAGTGATATTATACAATACTTAGAAGAACTATCAGCTAGACGAGACCTTGAAACATATAGGGTTACTGACCCAGAACCAACTATTAGCACACCAGACATTGATGTTACTGGTAAAGACCTAATGGGATATAGATACCTAGTAGGTTCTAAAAATATTATGCTAACTAAAAAGTTCTTAGAATTAGCTAAAGATGGCAAAAGTGTACCAGCAAACATACTACAAGCATACATGCCAGCTATTGTAATGCTTGATAATATAGTAAAAGGTGGCCCCGGCTTTGTACAAATGCTTAGGACTTTAGAAAATCGAGCTAAAAAGACTCCTAAGTAGGGCATTTTCTTCCTAAAAGGTAAATACATATAACAACTTCGTAGAGTAACGAAGATGTGTCATAAGAGAACATAGGAGAATAAAATGGCAGGACAAACAAAAGTAAATCCAGTAGTTGGTGAATTCATCGGCGAAATCAGAAACATTGGTAAAGAAGTTACAATGATCGCAGTCGATTGGGACGTTGATGCAGATGCATCAAGAGCCGCAATGGAAGCAGTACACAACACAATTATGGTAAGAGCAAATATCTTAATGGCAGGCGCTGTTTATGATACAGGCACAAAGCAAGACTTTATGCTTGAAGGCGATTACAGTAATGCAACAGGTTACGTATCAGCAGACGGTACTGTAACAGGTACATTTGTACAAGCACTAGTAGAAGACATTATCAACTTAGGTACAGTTGATGGCGTTAACTTTGCTTCAGGTACAGTAGCGGCAGTAGCCAAAACAACTTTAAAATTTGCTTAATAGCTAATTTACAAGTAATACTAAAAAGGCTCAGTTTATACTGGGCCTTTTTTTATGGCCGATAAGTACTTGCATGAAAGCCTATTCACTTATTGATATTACTGAGACTCGTCAGCACAAAAGCACAAGTAACGACCCTATTGCTATTAAACAACAGGCAAACTTTATGTCGTTTATACAAACAATAACACTAAGACAGAACTTTTATTATGATACTGCACCTACTGTTGTTGAAATGACAGCGTCTAAAATTAAAGATTTAGGATTTGGTACTGACTATAAAGGAAAACATAAAGTATGGTGTTTTACATTCCGTGCTGATGATCACTTTGAAGAATCACCTCCCGAAATAATTGAAAGCGACTTGGATTTAATTCCGATGATACCTGACTTAAACGAGACAATTCAGATAAATAATAATGTGTTCAGAACATCGGACTCTACTAGCAAAAACATAGTAATACAGGCGACTAACCAAACAGTAGAAGGCGACGAATAGGCCAATGTAATATAGGTACAGAGTGTACCCCCATTGGAGAGAACATATGGCAAAAGCCACAAGTTTAGAGCGAGAAAACCTAGAAGCACATGTTGATATGTGTGAACAGAGATATATCAACCTTGAAAATCGCTTAGACAAAATTGAAGCAAAAGTTGAACATATTCACATTGACATTACAGCTGGTAATAAGTCTATGATGAAAGTCATTATTGGTGCAACAGGTACTATTGTTGCAGGACTTCTTTCAACTATTGTCGTCCTTTTAATATCCTTTAATTAATTTTCCGAATAAATACATTTATGTTAGTAAATGAGATCACAACGTCTGACCTAAATGAAAAGCAAATTTGGGCTCGTAAAGGCAAAAAAATAGTTCGCAAATATAGATGTGCGGGAGGAAGACGTCACGGACGTATTGTTTCCAAGATAGCTCAATGTTTTGCCGCACCCAACATGAAAGCTAGAATGAGTATGAAGAAGACTAGAGCTAGACTAGGTGCTAGGATTACACGTAAGGCACTACGAACTAAACGTACCAATCCTGCGTCAATTGCACTTAAAAGATTAAACAAGAGAAGAAGGTAATGCTTAGTAAACAATGTAAGTTACATTTACAAGAAGTCGAACAAACACCATTGCAACATATGATGGTTGCGTTAAAGACGGCTGGTAAACTACAATTACTAGTACCAGCATTAATTATTCACAGTATTGCACCAAGGCTATTTACACATACTACAACTAATGTAATAAAAAGTATCTTAGGGAGTAGACATGCAAGTAACTGATGTAGTCGAAGGCGCGGTACAAATCTTTGGTAGAAGCAAAGGTAAAGTAGTTCGAAAATATAGATGTACAAGCGGTACTCGTAAAGGTCGTATTGTTGCAAGTCCGCAGACATGTACTGCTCCAAAGAGAGTAAAAAGTTCTCTTGCACTTAAAAAAGCAAAAGCAAGACGTGGCACACAAATGAAAGTTAGAACTAAATTTAGAAAACGCACTAGTCCAACTTCAATGCGTATTACAAGGTTAAACAAAGGTCGACTTAAACCTACAAAACGTACTAAGTCTAGGAGATTAAAATGAGATTCAACGAATTTAAATCAAGAACAGACGAACTAGCACCAATGGCTGTAATAGCCCCAGTTGGAGCCGCAATGGCAAAAGCAGGAGCAAAAGGTGCACAAGCCGCAGGCAAAATAGGTGTAGCCGGAGCAAAGATGGCAAGCAAAGGTGCAATTGGAGCGGCTAAGATGGGTGCAAACGCAGTAGCTGGAGCGGCGCAAAAAGGCGGAACAGCAGTAGCAAAGAAAGCCGCACAGGCAGGAGCAAAAGCAGTTGCCAATGTAGCTAATAAAGTACTCAAGCCAGGAACTACTTTACCAGTTGGTGGAGTAGAATTAAAGATTGATCAGATGAAAGGTAATGACGTTACGTTATCTAATCCTAAAGCAAAGCCAGGCGAACCAAAAGCAACAGTACACGACAAAAACGATCCTGCAATACAACAGGCTGTTAAACAAGCCGCAGGCATATAATGAAGTTAAATGAACTAATATCAGATTTTAATGTTTTTACTACTTCTGAAGAAAAAGAAGTATTAAGTAAATGCAAACAGCTAAGATCATTCCACAGTTTTACCCCTAGAGAGCAATTCATATTAGAGACCCTTATACGTAAGGCTTTAGTAAGTAAGATAGTAAGAGAAAAAACTGTAATGGTATTAGCCAATGAATATCAATGAATCCCTAGCACAAGACCTCGAGGAAATTGTTCAAGCAAACATTGAGCAAGTTGCTATCCCCTACGAAAAGGGAAACAGCATTAGAATTAAACATATTATTATAAGAAAGAATAAACACGGTTATCAAGTGTTTAATTGTAGAACACATGAACATATAGCAAGGACATTATCTAAAACAGGTGCAGTTGCTATAGCCAAGGTTATAGTTGAGCATAGAGAGAATAAAGTTAAAGATATTGTACGATTAGACGATAAGGTAGCTAAACACTATATGGATGCACAGTTTTATAAAAGAACTATAGCAAGAGGTAGAGACGAAGTTACTGTAGGAGCCGCTAGAACACGGTTTGATTTAGCTTGTGATGCGGCCTGGACCGCTTTAAGTGAGATAGAATGGTATATCTTTGATAAATAAAAGTATAATACGTTAAAGGATTAAGAACTATGAAATTAAACGAGTTTTCAAAGCCAATTACATTAGAGAGTTTAAATGAAACTCTAGCTAAAAAATATGGTGCAAAGATCGACACATCAAAGTTTACCACTGAGCAGTTATTGGACGCTCGTAATAGACTTAGAACACAACTTTCGCAAGTAGAAACTAATGAGAGTTATGAATCAGTTACTAAGAATGAAACATATCAAAAAAGCAAATTATTCCTTGACGTAATTAATGCCGCTATTGCAGAGAGAGAAGATCTCGACGAAGCAGGCAAACCAGACTTTTTAGATATAGACAAAGATGGCGATAAAAAAGAGCCAATGAAAAAAGCCGCTAAAGATGCAGGCAAAGGCAAAGGTAAAAAACCTAAAAAAGGCGTAGTACCTCCACAGTTTAAGAAAAATGTTAAAGAAGGCGCTGAAGAACAGGCCGCACTTACTATGGCCGCAAAGGACATGGTAGATAGAGTAACAGGCTGGATGGAAGACACAGCAGAAATGCAAACAGAATCAATGCTAGAAATTGGCGACAAGATTAGAGATGAAATGGGCGTAGAAATGTCCGAGCAATTTATTAATACTGTTAAGCCAGCACTAGGAGACCTATTTGGAGCACTGGAAACAACAAGAGACGCACTGACAGGTGGCGTAGCTATCTTAACGGGCGAAGGCGCACCAGACACAATGGGTGACGAAGCACCTGCAGACGACGATATGGACATGGAGCCAACAGTTGATGCAGATGCGGAAGCAGAAGCACCCGAAGGCGATATGGATGACGAGTTTGGAACAGCAGACGCATCCGCAGGCGGTGATGAACCGGACGATAGAGGCAAACGTGAAAGTATAGAGCTTTCAAAGCGTTTAGGTTTGCTACTAGCAGATTCGAAAAAAAAAGACTAACCTTTACTGAAGAACTTTCAAGTCAATTATCAGACGTACTTAAACTAAAAGTTGAACAAGGCTCAACACATATTACATGGGATGAGTTAAATTCCATAATGGCTAATATGGGAGGCGAACACTTTGATCAAGATAGTTTTACACAGGCTCACAATAATGATGATGCAGTTTCTAATTTAGCTGACAAATGGGATGATACTGGAGTGACTTTGAAGGGTGGTAATATTCCTAAAAGTCCTCCAGAAGATCAAACTGTTGATAAAATGGCCTCAAGAGCGGCCGCCAAATCACTCAAATAAACACTTGACATTTATTAAATACTGCTATATAATAGCAATATTAGGAGTGATATATGACGGAATCTACCGAATACGAAGAAAAATCAGCAATGGGCAAAGACAGATCTAATGAAGAGATTATTGCTCAAATCAAAAAAATACTAGATGAATACGTTAAACCAGCAGTAGATAGCCACGGTGGAGTAATCGACTTTGTTGATTACAAAGAAGGACACCTTCGTCTTATATTGGGTGGTGCGTGTAGTGGATGTGCCAGTAGTACAATAACTCTTAAGATGGGTGTTGAAAACATGGTTAAACATTATGTCCCTGAAGTACATACAATCACAGCAGAAGATGATCCAGATTCAATGGTAGATCCTTATTATTCAAGAGACCCATTTATGGAAAACTTTGATCAGTATGAAAGTTGGAATGACGATGAGTCTACTACGAAAGATTAATGAAATAGATCTATATGTAGTTCCTAACCAACATTGGGTGGTTAGTGCTGTATACCCAAATTATAAAGACTTAGAAAAGTTCTTTGACTTTAGTGATGCCGACATAACAGATGGTACACTTACTATGAACGGAATACAAAAATCTTTAGAACTAAATGAATGGACCAAAGAACGAGAAGACTATAAACTTTGGTTGTTAGATATTTTTAAACAAATAGAAGCACCGATTAAACAAATTACAGACAAGACAGACAACCAAAAATATAATGCCTGGACCATTAATTACTTTCCAGGAGGTTGGCAGGCTGGACACTTTCATTCAACAAATAAAATGAATCAGCAAAATAAAAGGTTTGCCTCGAGCGTAATGTTTTTTGATGACATACGTCCAACGAAGAAGAATAAACAGAATGGATGCTTGTATACGTTAATGCAAGATCCAAGCGGCTATACATATGATCATAAGTTTCATCCTACTCCAGGTCGGGTTGTAGTAATGGACGATCGAGTATGGCATGGAACTTATCCTACAGAAGATAATCGTAGGGTACTAGTATGGGATTTTGACTATGAATAAATTATTTAAAAATGCGTGTAACAGAATAAATCAACCAACTCCGCCAATATGGTATATGAGACAAGCAGGACGTTATCATAGTCATTATAGAAACTTAAAACAGTCCTATACATTTGAACAGTTATGTAAGATACCAGAGATGGCCGCTGAAGTAGCATGTGGACCAGTTGAAGAGTTTGACTTAGATGTTGCTATTTTGTTTTCCGATATACTTTATGTGCTAGAAGGACTAGGACTACCATTAAAGTTTAGCCCAGGTCCAAAGTTTGGAGATATTGTTACTGAAGATAACGTTGGCAAGTATTCAGATGTAGACAGAGCAGTAGAGCATATGCAGTTTCAACATGATTGTATACAAGCAACAAGAGCAAAACTTAGAAGTTGTACAAGTTTAATTGGATTTGTAGGAGGCCCGTGGACTGTATTACGATATGCAATAGGAGGTACAAACAAAACTGGTAAGGGTGCATTTTATACAAGCTACCTAAAAGATGTAATAATTCCATTACTAAAACGCAATATACAATTACAACTTGATGCTGGTGTTGAAAAGGTAATGATATTTGATAGTGGTGTTGCAGATATGAATCTTTACTACCATGAACATCATTATGTTCCTATGCTTAAAGAACTAGTAGGACCAAACGTAGGATATTATGCTAGGGGAAAAACTATAGAACTAACCAAAGATTTAGGTTGGGACGGGATTGCTATTGATAGCACTCAAAGTTTATCTGACACATTTCAAAAATCTAATACAGGATTTGTTCAAGGAAACTTTGACGAACAAGCATTGTTACTTCCTACAAACGAATTTAGAAATAGACTAGAAGAGTTTTGTAACGAACTACAAAGTGTTGATAGAACAGGCTGGGTATGTGGATTAGGACACGGTATAAACAAAGACACGCCAGAAGAACATGTACATATTTTTGTAGATGAAATAAGGAAGAGATTTAATTAATGTTTGAAAAATCCAGTGAATGGTTTAAAGAGTTGCAGTATGAAATCTGTAGCACAATTGAAAAACTTGACGGCCCTATGACAGAACATTACAAACCTGCAAAAAAAGGCTGGGAACAGTCTCATAAAACAATATACGGAGATATATTTGAAAAGGGTACTGTAAACTTTAGTAAAGTAACAGGAGAGTTTGATCCAAAGTTTGCTAAAGAAATACCGGGAACAGAAGATAGTAAACAGTTTCTAGCAACAGGCATAAGCATTGTGCTACATCCTAGAAACCCTAAAGTTCCTGCAATGCATTTTAACACACGATACTTAAAAACAGGAATAGAATGGTTTGGAGGAGGCATGGACTTTACTCCTTGCTTGGACTTTGATAAAGAAGCATACCATGCAGAGCTAAAGACAATGTGCGATCAATACGACACATCTTACTATCCAAAGTTTAGTGTTGCATGTGACGAATACTTTTACTTGCCACATAGAAAAGAAACAAGAGGTGTAGGTGGAATATTCTTTGAGTACTGTAGCCCTGAAGATATGAGCTTTGACTTTGTAAGAAATGTTGGTATAAAATTTAAAGAGTTATTTGAGTCTACTGTTTTAAAAACAAAGGACTTAGAATATACAGATGCTGAAAAAAATACACAGTTAGTTAAACGAGGAAGGTATGTAGAGTTTAATCTTATGTACGATCGTGGAACTAAGTTTGGATTTAAAACTGGAGGCAACATAGACGCTATATTAATGTCGTTGCCGCCTACGGTTAGATGGACATGATAAGAGTCGGTGTAAGAGGTAGCAAGTTAGCTTTAGCATATGCAAACAAAGCAATAGAAGCAATAGGCGAAGGTGAAGTTGTTGTAATAAAAACAGCAGGAGATCTAAATCCAGATACTCCAATACACGAGATAGGCGGCAAGGGTGTATTTTGTAATGCTATTGAAAATGAGTTACTACAAGGAAATATTGATGTTGCAGTACACAGTCTAAAAGATATGCCTGGAGATACAGAACATCCTGACTTGGTTATATGTGCAGTACTAGAACGTAACAGACCAAGTGATGTATTGATTGGCAAAGTGTTTGATGGCTTTGTAATAGGTACAAGCAGTCCAAGACGCAAAGCACAACTAGAACAACTATACTCTGGAGTCAATGTACAAATTAAACCTATACGTGGTAACATTGATACAAGACTTGCAAAGTTAGACGCAGGAGAATATGATGCTCTAGTACTAGCAGAAGCAGGATTAGATGCATTAAGTATAAAAAGAGACTATGAACGGCTATCTATTGTGCCAGCAGTTGGACAAGGCATTATTGCATTACAAACACGTAAAGACGATACAGAAACTAATACTATTGTTAGCAAGGCAAACCACAAACTAACATACGAACAGGCACAACTAGAAAGAGCGTTACTAAAAGGAATTGGTGGCGATTGTTCTACAAGAGTTGCAGGACATGCAACAGGTAGTAACCCAATTAAACTAGAAGCAGTATATTATACGGAGAACTTATGAGCTTAATTACAGAAAAATACGATTACAAAGAAATCAAACGTCAGCAAGTGGATGGCAAGCGGTTATACGCCTGTCCAGATGGTAATGCTGTTGCTAGTGTTACAACTATTCTTAGTAAAACTAAAGACATGACCCATTTGATAGCTTGGCGTAAGAGAGTAGGCGAAGCTAAAGCACAAGAGATTGTTACTGAAGCGGCTAGTGTTGGTACACGTATGCACAAGTATTTAGAAGATTATATTGAGTTCGGAGAATGGCCTACTCCAGGATCAAACCCATATGCACAACAGGCACATAGAATGGCAGAACAAGTTAAAGAACATGCTATGACAGACGTAGATGAAATATGGGGTAGTGAGATTAACTTATACCACCCTAAGATATATGCAGGTACAACAGACGTTGTAGGACAATACAAAGGACAGCCTGCTATTATGGATTTCAAACAAACTAACAAGCCTAAGAAGGCAGAATGGGTTGACGATTATTATCTACAGCTAACAGCATATGCTCTTGCCCATAACGAAGTATTTGGAACCAATATACGCGAAGGACACATCTTTATGTGTTCAAGAGACTTACAGTACCAACAGTTTGATCTATGGCCAGATGAGTTTGACAAATGGGAAGAAAAATGGTGGGAGAGAGTGTATACTTATTATGACAAGTTCGCATAAATACACTATATAAGGAGAGCAAAGTGGCAGTTGTACAGATATCACGCATACAGATTAGAAGAGGACAAAAGAACCAAGGCTCTGGCATTCCGCAACTTGCAGGTGGCGAATTAGGTTGGGCAGTTGACTCAAGAGAGCTTTTTATCGGTAATGGTAGTGTTGCAGAAGGTGCTCCAGCAGTTGGTAATACTAAAGTTATTACACAACATGATGATTTGTTTACCCTCGCAGATACGTACACATACTTAGGTGGACAAACTGTACAAACAGGTACAAGTTCTACTTCACCAATCTCCAGAACACTACAAAAAAGATTAGACGAAGACGTTAGCATTAGAGCATTCGGTGCAGAAGGCGATGGACTTGATCAAACTGTTCAAATCCAAAGAGCCATTGATCAGCTTTACATTAATAGTTCAACTAAAGGAACTGAAGCAAGTAGAGTTACACTACGTTTCCCTGCAGGAGTTTATAAAACTTCAGCAACAATTTACGTTCCACCTTATGCAAGTATTGTTGGAGAAGGTTCAGGAAAGACTAAATTCGAACACACTGGTTCGGGACCTTTGTTTCAAACAGTAAACAGTACAAGTACACCAGGTAACTATGCTAATGACAGTTCAAGTACAACATTAAACCAAGCAACAAATATCTTGATGGAAGGTTTTAATATTACAACAACATCAACATCAGCAGTAGCCATTAAGTTACAAAGTTGTAAAATGAGTAACTTTAAAGGTATTAAGATTACAGGTCCTTGGACTACAGGAACAACACCTGTATTGACTAATAGAGCTATTGAGTTAGATGCTTTGAGTACTGTTGTTACTACACAAAGAAACAAATTTGATCATGTAATGATTGATGGTTTCTCAGTTGGTGTGGGTAGTGATGATGATTGTAATAACAATCATTTTCATTGTTCTTATTTTGACAACTGTGGACACGGAATACAGTTTGGTAATGGAACAGTATTAGGAGCACAAGGTCAATCAACAGGTCCTAGTAATAATAACTTTTCACAATGTCAGTTTGCTGATATTGATAAAGAAGCTATTGCATCACTTAAAGGTACAGGTAATGTTAGCTCACATAATATTTTTACAAGGGTAGGTTGTGTAGGCGGAACAGAAGCTACAGCACAGCATCCAGTTATAGAATTTACAGACGCAGGTAATAGATCAATCGAAGATTACTTTACTAGAACACAAGACTTGTCTTACGGACAAGCATTTATTAATTCAGCTGTTTATAAATCAGAAATTAAAGGAAGAGTGTCTGCTTCATTAGGATTTCACAAAGTAGCAGTAGCTACAGAGAATACAGCAACAACTATTTTTAGACTAGCAGGTGACTACTCAAGAGTTTACAATGTAGAGTACAGTTATAATAGTGCGGCATTCAATGCACAACGAACAGGTGTTATGGAAATACAGCTAGATAAAGGCAATAACACGATTAGTGTAGTCGATGACTACAATTATCAGGGTGATTCGGCATATGAAGCAAATTTAATACTTTCGGCACAATTAATTGATGTAGATGGTGCAAATGGGGTTGACACAATAGCTATTAAGATGTTAAACTATACAAGTAGTGATACAGCAGAGATAACATTTAAAATTAGTTTGCAGAGTTAATGCTTGAATTAAAATTTGAAGATAAGGTAAAGGTCTGGAAGGATCTCAGAAGTACCCTTGAAACTCATCCTAATCCATTGGATTGCTTAATGAGTTTTGTTAACACACTCCCAGTATCATCTAGAAAAGTTAATCCTTGGGATCCTAAGACACAGGTACAACCTTGGGAACTTATAGGCAAAGAAAGTTTTACTAATTATGAATTTTCTTTATTGATTTGCTATACTTTACAGTTAACCGATAGGTTTTCAGCCAGTCAAATTGAGATACATATTAGTAAGAATATAAGAAATGAAGAACAATTATATTTGGTTTACTTAGACAATAACATAGTTATAGGATACGGTAATGATGTAATGAGAGTAGAAGATTTACCTAATTATATCATATCGGAACGGGTCTATAGCATGCCTAAATTACACTAAGTACAGCAAAGACGTTAGACAGAAGGAAGTAGAATGAATCAATCGTTAAGCATTATAAAAAGAGATGGCACAGCCAAAGAACTAGACATTAATAAAATCCATAAAGTAGTAAATTTTGCGTGTGAAGGACTAGCCGGTGTAAGTAGTAGCCAAATCCAAATGGGTGCAAATATTCAATTTACGAACATGATGTCTTCTAGACAAATACAAGACTTATTAATTAGATCAGCAAATGATCTAATCTCATTAGACAGTCCAAACTATCAATATGCCGCGGCACGTTTATTACTATACGGAGTATATAAAGATGTGTATGGTAGCTTTGAAAAAATTCCTCTTAAAGAAATGATCGAAAAGAATATTGAACGAGGAGTATATGATAGTAATATTTTAGACTTATATTCTAATGAAGAGTTTACAAAACTAGATAGTTATATTAGACACAACAGAGATGAAAACTTTACCTACGCAGGTCTGCGTCAGGTAGTAGACAAGTACTTGTGCCAAGATAGATCAACAGGAGAACTGTTTGAAAGTCCACAACATATGTACATGTTGATTGCGGCAACATTGTTTGCTGACTATCCTAAAGAGGATAGGTTACATTATGTTAGGAGATACTATGACTCGACCTCTCTTTTTAAGATCAATATCCCAACGCCGGTCATGGCCGGTGTGCGAACGCCTATCAGACAGTTCGCGAGTTGCGTTCTCGTTGACAGCGATGATACTCTTGACAGCATCTTTGCCAGCGATATGTCTATTGGCCGCTATACGGCTCAAAGGGCAGGCATCGGAATCAATGCAGGACGTATCAGAGGAGTCAACAGCAAAATTCGAGGAGGAGAAGTAGCACACACAGGTGTAGTTCCATTCCTAAAAAAGTTCGAAGCAACTGTAAGATGTTGCACACAAAATGGTGTACGTGGTGGAAGTGCTACTACACATTTTCCTTTTTGGCATCAAGAGATTGAAGACATCCTTGTACTAAAAAACAATAAAGGTACTGAAGATAATCGTGTACGTAAATTAGATTATTCAATTCAACTTAATAAACTAATGTACGAACGGTTGTTGACTCAAGGCGATATAACTTTGTTCTCGCCACAAGACGTGCCAGGATTATATGAATCATTTTTTAGTGATCAAGATAAATTTAAAGAACTGTACGAGAAGTATGAAAGAGCTACTTCAATTAGAAAGCGTTCTATTCCCGCTATGGAATTGTTTAGTGCATTAATTAAAGAACGTGCTGAAACAGGACGTATCTATATTATGAATGTAGATCATGCTAATACACATAGTTCATTCAAAGACACAGTTTACATGAGTAACTTATGTCAAGAGATTACATTACCAACTAAGCCACTTAACCACATTGACGATCCAGATGGTGAAATTGCATTATGTATTCTTAGTGCTATTAATGTAGGTACACTTAAAGAGCTTGATGACTTAGAAGAATTATGCGAACTAGCAGTAAGAGCATTAGAAGAAATTATTGACTACCAACGTTATCCAATTTTAGCGGCTGAAAAGTCAACTAAAGCAAGACGTAGTTTAGGTGTAGGATATATCGGACTTGCACACTATCTTGCAAAGAATCAAGTGATGTATAGTGATAAAAAGGCACTTACTAAAGTACACGAACTTACAGAAGCGTTTCAATATTATCTTTTAAAAGCAAGTAATAAACTTGCACAAGAACGCGGCCCTTGTGAATACTTTAGTGGTACTAAATATAGTGAAGGGATATTACCAATCGACACTTATAAGAAAGAAGTCGATGAAATATGTAATATTAAATTAAAATATGATTGGGATACTTTACGCAAGGACATACGACAGCACGGTCTTAGGCACAGCACATTGTCCGCACAAATGCCTTCAGAGAGCAGTTCCGTTGTGTCGAACGCCACCAATGGAATTGAACCACCCAGGGGATACTTGTCCGTTAAAAAGTCCAAAAAAGGGCCTCTTAAGCAGATTGTTCCGCAGTACCAAACTCTAAAGCAGTATTATACACTACTATGGGATATGCCTAGTAACGAAGGTTATATCAATATTGTAGCAGTTATGCAAAAATTCTTTGATCAAGCTATAAGTGGTAACTGGAGTTATAATCCTACACACTTTCCAGATAATGAAGTACCAATGAGTGTAATGATGAAAGACTTGTTGAACACTTATAAGTATGGCTGGAAGACTAGTTACTATCAAAATACATATGATTTTAAAGGTGCTGACGAAGATATGCCTGAACCTGAGTTTGAAGTAAAAGACAATCCACTTGCTGTTAACGGCACTAAGCAAGAAGAAGATGAAGAATGTGAAGCATGTGCAATTTAATTGTTGACAAATAGATAATTACATGTTACAATATAGGACAAAACGAGGAAAGAGTTAATGGGAAAAACAGTATTTAATCAAGAAAAAGTAGACTTCACTAAAGCACATATGTTCTTTGGTCCGGATCAAAACACACAAAGATATGATGTATTCAAATTTCCAGAGTTTGATAAACTTAACCAAACAATGTTAGGTTATTTTTGGAGAGCTGAAGAAGTTTCTTTACAAAAAGATAGAGCAGACTATCAATTGTTTAGACCTGAACAAAAACATATTTTTACAAGTAACCTAAAGTACCAAACACTTTTGGATAGTGTACAAGGACGTGGTCCTAGTTTAGCTTTTCTACCTTATGTGTCTTTACCAGAACTAGAAGGATGTATTGTTACTTGGGACTTCTTTGAAACAATCCACAGTAGAAGTTATACACACATTATGAAAAATGTGTATCCAGATCCAAGTGAAGTATTTGATACTATCTTAGACGATAAAGAGATTCTAAAAAGAGCAACAGCAGTTACAAAGAACTATGATGCATTTACTGACGCGGCTGACGCTTGGTTCCATAGAGGAGAAGGCTCATTACGTGATGTCAAAAAGAAGATGTTCCTTGCTATGATGAATGTAAATATACTAGAAGGATTACGTTTTTATGTGTCGTTTGCATGTACATTTGCATTTGCAGAATCAAAAGTAATGGAAGGTTCAGCAAAGATTATTAGTTTAATTGCACGTGATGAAGCAACACATCTTAATTTATCAACTCATGTATTAAAGCATTGGTTGAAAGGTAATGACGATGCTGAGATGCAAAGTGTTGCTAAAGAGTGCGAAGAAGAAGTATTAGCTATGTGGAAAGAATGTGTAAACGAAGAAAAAGCCTGGGCAAACTATCTATTTAAAGATGGTGCGATCATTGGCTTGAATGAAGAACTTTTACACCATTATGTAGAATGGATTGCCAATAAAAGACTTAAAGCACTTGGATATAAAACATTGTTTGACAGACCTTTAAATGCAAATCCGTTACCTTGGACACAACATTGGTTGAGTAGTTCAGGACTACAGGTTGCACCTCAAGAAACAGAAGTTGAAAGTTATATTGTAGGTGGAATTAAACAAGATGTCGATAACGAAATGTTAAAAGGATTTAGTTTATGAGTATACTACCAGTAACGGTTTATAGTAAGCCGTTATGTCCATCTTGTGATAAAGCAAAAGCATTATTAACTAAAATGCATATAGCTTTTGAAACTATTGAGATTGGAAAAGAAATTAGACCCGATGAGTTACTACAACTCTTTGAAGATAAAGGTCTACCAGCACCGCGAACAGCACCACAAGTGTTTATTAGCGATCAACATATAGGTGGTTATGAAGCACTTCAGAACTACATTGAAAATACTGGTTTCAATGGAACAGGAGTAGGATAATGTTACAACTTCAAACACCGTATGTAGTAGGAGATACTGTTACTATCAAAACAACAACTGGAGATGAGTTAGTTGCTAGATTAGTAAAAGTAGAGAAAGACACCGTAACCGTTAAGAAGCCATTGGCACTGGCCGCAACTGAAAAAGGTATGATGTTAGCACCATACGTTTTTACGGTAAGTGTCGAGACAGACTTAGAACTTAATAGAAACGTTATTGTTTTTATTGCTAAGACTGAAAAATCAATGGCAAGCAAATATATCGAGTCAACGACCGGTATTAAAACATAAAGAAGGAGAATATTATGTCAGAACATCATTCAGCAATTCAAGAAGCTATGGATAACTATTTAAAAGAATCCGAAGCATTTGAAACAAAAGGTGTTAAAGCCGCGGCCGCAAGGGCACGTAAGGCACTTGGAGATCTAGGCAAGCTAACTAAAGCTCGTCGTGCAGAAATTCAAGAAAAGAAAAATAATATGTAAATAATATAGGGGTCCTTCGGGGCCCCTATTTTTAATAAGGGCAAGGAAAAGATGGCACAAGGAAAATTAAAGTGGTATAATCATGTTAAAGGATATGGTTTCATTTCTAGAGAAGAAGGACAAAAAGATTTGTTTGCACACGTAAGCGAATTTAGAAAGTCTGGAATCAAAAAGATAATTGAAGGCATGGTACTAGATTATACACTCGATGATCATAACGGTAAAACAGTAGCAACTGATATCCGTATTGTTCATATCCCAGAAGATAATGCAATAACAGGAGAATAGGTTTGAGTGGTCAGCGGCGTTGGCTTAAAGTTTGGGCTCGCAGTATTGGAATGCCAATAGGCATTACCGACGATGACAAACCTGAGTTCCTACCAATTACACAATCAGACGTAAAGAAAGCTCTGTGGTTCCGGACTTTCTGGATTGTCCTCCATGTGGCTACATGTGTTATGATTATAGCAGGCAATGGAAGGACACTAAACTTTTGGTAGAACAAGTAACACATAAAGAAGCCTATAGGTTGTTTTGGTTAGTAAAAGGACACATTCAAATTAGCGATCAACAAGCCTTTGATTCAGCAAATGGTTATTTTAAGAGATTATGGGAAGCTGGGAGTAACGGTGCTCCACTTTCAGAATATGAAGTAGGCTTTGAAGAAGAATACTACAAAAAATTTCCAGGGTTAAAGAAGAACTAAAATGGAAGTAGCCTTTTTTCTTTTCCTTCTTACTGCTAAACATGCCATTGCAGACTTAATGCTACAATCTCGTTTTGGAAACAAATACGGAGATAAAGCTAACTTACGAGATTCAAAAGGGTATAGACATGCACTAGATCATGCAATAGGTACATTTCTAGTATGCCTTCCTTTTATTGATTCTATATACATTACATATCAACTAGCAATATATATTGCCCTATTAGACTTTGTATTACATTTTACAATAGATTACTTTAAAACAATTTACATTAGAAAATCAAAAGTAAAATTCGAAAGTGTAAAGTTTTGGACTATACAAAGTATTGATCAGATTCTACACTACACCTGTTACCTACTTTATTGTTATCTTTTCTTAACATAAAGGTTGACAATCCCATTAAATGAGTGTATAAATATACTTGCAATGTTGAAGCAATTCAAACACTGATCAGGACCCGGGGGCGGTACCCGGCGGCTCCACCAAATGTACATTTGACGGCAATCCTAATGTACATTTGACGGGGCCGAAATAGGATCGACTGGCAGATAAGTAGAAGAGTGGAGTTGTCCGGATCTAAGCTCGGTTAACGCGAAGACACGTTACAAATGCAAACGCAAATGTATCAAACGTATTTTCTTTTGTAGACTTCGGTTCACCAAAGAACTACGTGAATGAGGATTTCGCCTTAGCGGCGTAGTCACTCGGGGTTGGCGACTTACCTAGCAACAGAAAAGTCGCACTTTACCTTTATAGTTCACAACTATTATAACATAGACGATATGTTTATAAATAACGTTGGCAGAAGGAATGAACTTACTGCCTTTTATTATGAATTACAAGGAAACTATAACAAATGACAAAAATTCTAACATCAATGGCAGTAATTGCCACATTATTAAGTACATCAGCTTTTGCTGGTGACTATGATAATACTGCGATGAAAATGACAGCAGTCTCAGACGACTACTCCATTAGCATCAAAGCACCTAAGACCGGTGCTACTGAACTAGCTATCGGAGGACAAATAGCATCTGTAGACGCAATGATTAAATTCAAGCGTAATGGTAGCGTAGACAACTATGCAATCAAAGCAGGTAAAGTAATGGCTGTACCAACAACTCCGTTGTATGCAGGTGCATCAGCAGAATTTAGCTTCGGCGACAGTTTTACATCAGATACACGTACACTTGATTTATCACCGTACGTTGGTGTAGCACATGCAATGGGCCAGATAACTCCGTTTGCAGAAGTTGGATATGCATGGCAGTCAAAGCAAAAAAACATTGTAGACTTTAACAGAAATTCATCTTACATCGAAGTAGGTGCAAGTTATGCAATATCAGAAGCTGTAAGTGTTAAAGGATCTATCACAGAAGCACGTGATGTAGACTTTAGCAATCCGGGAGATAGACAAGCAGAAGTAGGACTAACATTTAAGTTCTAATTTCGTTTGCAATTATAAATTTAAAAAGGTCGCCTTGTGCGGCCTTTTTTTATGATCATTAATATCCAATTTGGCCCCACGGAATAGGATTGCCGTTTGAATCCATAATAGGTTCACCACCAATAGAACCGCCCATTACACCACCGCCAGTTTGTTTGTAATACTTACAAGGCTTAACTTCTATACCATCTTTATATTTTTTACGCTCTACTGTTATTTGTCCTTTTCTATTTCTTATAGCCATGACACTCCTTTGGAGATATTTAGCATTTTAGATATATTTTAAATAAATATAAGAGTAGTTAATCAAACGAGGTAAAATAATGTCAACAAAAGCACCAGACGATCAAGGAAAACTAGAAGTAAGTGTACGAATATTAGGTAACGAACTAATAGGACTTAAAATGGTCGTAGACGATTTCAAGATGAAATGGCTAGTACTAGGAGTAGTAACCATCGTAGCATTAGGATGGGCAGTTAGCACATTTGGTCCAGCACTATTTGATATGGTAGCTGTATAATAGGAGGCTAATAATGGAACAAAAAGTAACCGAGGGTGATGTTCAAGCAGGTATAGAATTTATATATCATATGCGAGAACATTTAATAGATGTAAGTGTAGCAACAGCATATTTGTTTGTTTGTTATACAATTTATCTGTTATTAAAAAAATACATAAAATAGGGAGAAAATAATGTATGAGTACAAGTGTAAAATTTTAAGAGTAGTAGATGGCGATACAGTTGATATTGATATCGATCTAGGATTCGGCATGTGGATGCACAAAGAACGTGTTCGTATGATGGGCATTGATACTCCTGAATCAAGAACAAGAGATAAAGTAGAAAAGAAGTTTGGACTTGCGGCTAAAGAACATCTTAAAGGTATGTTACCAGTCGGATCAACACAGCATCTTAAAACAGAAATTGATAGAAGCGGAGAAGATAAAAAGGGTAAGTTCGGACGTATCTTAGGTGACTTTATTATTGAAGATAAAAAAGCAACCGACATAATGGTCGAGGACGGTCATGCAGTACCTTACTTTGGTGGATCAAAGGATGATACAGATGCAGGACATTTAGCAAACAGAGAAAGACTACTTGCTGAAGGCAAGGTAGTACTTGACTAATGAATACTGTAGTCATTATGCTGGCAACATTGCTGTATTTGGACGGTTCTGGAGCAGAAAATACTTATAGTTGGCAACTAGAATTTAAGAATTTCTCGCATTGTCAAGGATTTTACGAAACAAATCAAGCTAATCTTTTGAACGGGTTATTAGATTATGCCCAAAGAACATACCAAAAACCGATGGAAATTGACTACTTAGCGTGTGCTGTTGTTGAAAAAGATGAGCTACAAGAACACCCAAAAGTGATTTCTCAGCTTCCATTGTACCAAAATTTACCAAAATAGGTTGACTTTCTTTGTAAGTTAGTGTATATTATATATTATTAACTAACAAAGGAAAAACTTATGAAAACTAAAAAAACAAATGCTGTAGGTTCAAAATACTTTAAACTTGGATCACAAAACCAAAAAATCCTAGCTAACTACTGGGGAACTGGTAAAACTTTCACATTAGATGCATTATCTAGTAAATTAAAGATTGCATCACCAGGTGCTAGAGTTTCTGAAATTAGAGAAGCTGGCTTTAATGTAAAAGCTACACCTGCTAAAAAAGGTAATGTTGGAAGAGCTGTCAATACATACAGCATTTCAAGAAGAAGAGTTACTGCGTAACTCAACTAAGTTTACCAAAATAGGTTGACTTAAACTTATACTCCTGCTATAATAGTTATTGTAATTATTAATAGCAGGAGTTTTTTTATGACTATGCACTTAGCACGAGGGCTTTCTACGATAAATACAAAGAAGGCAAAACGTAAGCCACCAACTGCCAACCAGCTGGAAAGGTATAAGATTTTATTGAGGGCACACAATAAAGA